TTGAATGCCATTCAAATAAACGATTTTATTATTTTCTCTAAATTGTTGCCTATTTTCGCGTTTTAAGCGTTTTAAGGCTTTGTTTTTGCCGTAAAAGTTATTATATTTCATGGCAAAATTTAATAAAAATCGCCCGAAATGCTGCAAAAATGCCGTCTATTACAGACGTATTACAGACATTGTTTATTCCACGTCCACAATCCCGAAATAATACGCTGCCATCTTTGCATTGGGGCTTTTCGCGTCCTTATCGAACAAAAACGCCTTTGCCATGCAAGCGTAAAATTCGGGTGTGCCTACGTTGTATTTGTTGGCAACGGTGCAGTAATCCGAATACATCATGTTCATTGCGACGTTCCAGCAATAATCGGTTATGTGATCGAATTTTACGCCGATAGACTGTGCGACTGCCGTTGTCTGCGCAATCGTCCAGTGCCCGCCGGTCGTGCCGTCGTCGTTCAGCATTTTAGCGTTCCATGCCTCCGCGTCGTCACGAGTAAATTTACCTGTGCGGCATAGACACTGTTCCATGCTGTCTATCGCTTCCCAGCAGTCTACCATGCCGTGCACTGCCTGATACGTCCGCTCTGTGGACGGTGAGGCCATGTATTCAGATATGGCATTTTCAAGCTTTTCTTTGTAAGCTTTAATTTTATCTTTCATGCCAGCTTCACCATGCTTGCGCAAACGTGGTTGATTGTGCCTGCTATGCCGCTTATGGCCGCGCTGATAGTGGGAGCGCTGTTACAGCATACGGGAATGTAGATCGTAGTTTCAACGTGTAGCGTGTAAATGTTGTTCGCTACAGTCGTTACCTGTGCATCAGCGCAAGGCAGCGCTACGGTATCTTTAAAGGCTTTAAGCTCGGCTGTACCGGCTGCGTCAGCCGTGAATACAACATCATAGCTGATGCGATAAAGTCCGCTGGACGCGACTACAAAGCCGTTTGTGACGGTGTTAATGGAACAGCCGGTGTCGGTGTTCAAGATGCCCAGTATGTTAACGGGCGTACCGGCAGCCACAAAGGTCTGCGCGGTGTTATTGTATGCGTTCTGTGCGCTTTTGTAATGCGCGTTTTTCAGTTTAGAATTGCAAGCCATAATTATAATTCCTTTCTTAATTAAATATTAATAATGCCCGTGCAGCGTTTACCACACGGGCTAACGCTGTTAAAGCGGATAATCATTTAGGGTTATGCGCAGCAACCGCCGCCGCAAAACGGGGACATACCGGCGTTGTAAGTGTAGCCGTTGGGGTAACGGACCACGCCATACATGCGATTATCCATTTCAAGGCTGGCAATACGCGCCGACTGTTCGGCAACGCGCTGTTCAAGCTGCGACTTTTCCAGCGCTGCAAACTTTGCTTCAAGATTTGCGTTCACGCCGTCAATCGCTCGCTGTGTCTTGCAGCAGCAGTCGGCAAGCTGTGCCTGGATGCTGTTACCGGTCTGCATAATGGTCATGTTCGTGCCATTCTGAGCAAGCGCCATCTCTTTACCGAGCTGGCCGATGTTGCCCTGCACATCGTAGCCAAGATTGCAAATGCCGTTGCCGATATTGGTAAGGCGATCATTAAGCAGGCCAAACTGCTGGCCGAAAAGGATCTCCTGCTGTGATGCAGCGGTTGCATACTGGCCATAATCACCGGCGCGGTTAAAGCCGCCGAACATCATAAAGAACAGGAACAGTACAACCACAAGCAGCAAACCGCCACTGCCAAAGCCGAAACCGTCGTTATCTTTGTTGCCTACAACGGATGCAAGATCGGATAAACTGTAATTATCCATCGTTTTTCTCCTTTCGTAGATTTTTTATAATAAACCGTGTCGACCCGGCCTATTTCAGAAACTGCATGAAGAATTTTGCTTGTTCTTTTAATTCTTCAAATTGTTCTTTCGTCATTCGCCCTGATGTTAGAAGCTTTTCGATTTCCGCGCCTGCTTTTTCGGGTGTCATGCCCTGCGCGAATTTGCGAAATTCAGCTATCATTGCAATAGGGTTATTCGGCATTCGCTTTCCCACGCTTTGCCCTAACATCTGCATCATCGGATTTGCCATTTAATATGTCCTCCAGTCGCTTTATTCTGATTTCAAGATCATTTACGTTTACTTCGGGCGCTGGCTGATAAGGCGCGATGGAATACGGCGTTATCGTCGGATAGCCTGCGCCGTCAGTTGTTTTCAGCCACACTATAGGATCGTTTTCATCCAGCAGAAGCACCGAGCTGTCAGCGGCCATCCTGAACGCGTCAGCGCCGTTTCTGCCGTTCACTTTGATAACTTGGCATCTTTGCGGCATCTGCGCTCCTGTGCCCATCTGTGGCGTGTAGGGCGGTGCATATCCATAGCCGTTTCCGTAACCATACATTCCGTTCATGGGTTAACCCCCTTTATTTTTTCTGCCTAAATCATCGCATAAAAAAAGCCCCGTAACGTGTCAGTTACAGGGCGATAATGTGTCATAAAAAAAAGAGGGTAACGCATAATGCGCTACCCTTTAGCTATGTCCGCTATTTTGTTTTTGATGCTGCGTATACGCCGGTTGATCGTTTCAACACTGCAATGCCGCCGGTCGGCTATTTCGATGATGGATAATCCGTCGGCGCGTAGATTAAGTATCGTCTTTTCTTCAAGCGTAAAGCCGCATTCAGCTATCAGCCGTTCGCGCAATGCCGTTGGAAATTGCAGCTTGCATTTTCGCTTCGGCTGCGCTATTTCTTTCAAGGCTTCCATTGTCACCGCCTATCAAAGCTTCATAGATGATATCGGCAAGGTTTGCCGATGCTTCGTCAATGCCGTTTATCCGGCAAAATTCTTTGATGGTTGCAGTCATCAAACAGCCTCCGTTTATGGTTTACAAGGGATTACTTATCACACTTCGGCTTATCGTACTCTATAGCCTGCTTGCTGTCGCTGACTCCGGCGGTCGTCGGGTCTGTGACTACGCCGAGAATGGTAAGCACCGCGAACAGCGCGTTTACAACGGCCAGCAGCTTGTCGCCCAGTGCGTCAAGCTTCAGATCGATGCCGAACACAGCCGCCACTACCTGAATAAGCAGCAGCAGCGCCGGGATGAGCGCGAGCCAAAAGGTTTTGTTTTTAAGTCTTACAGTCCAGTTGATTTTCATAAATGTGCCTCCTGTTAATGATGATGATTTTTCATGTCGTTTTCAAGATCGCTTATGCGATGGTTGATTACCTTAATCTGTTCCTCTACCACAGGCATACGCTTACACTTTCAACCATTATTTTTTAATTATCCTCTCGCAAAAAATTATCGTCCTGAGCATATCCTCCGTCAGGTCGATCACGCCGTTGCCCTTGCCCTTGATTATGCCGTCCTGCATGAGCTGCCTGACGGTGTCGCGGTAAAAGCCCTCCGGCACATCCTCGATCTTGTTCCATCTGACCATTTCTTCATCCTCGCTTTCTGCTGTATATTTCGGCCTGCCGAAGCCGTAGACCGTGCTGCCGAGATACCGGGTAACGCGCTGCACGGCGTTGCCGTAGTTGCCCTCTATGGTAACGAACGTGTTGCCGTTTACGCTTTCGACAATTCCAGTGTGGCAGGGCAGCCCGTCGCGGCTGTCGCGCTGAAAATACTGGTCGCCGACCTGCGGCTTGGTGAAAAGCCTCGCCTGTCCTGCGTAATACTTAGCCCAGCTCACGCAGCTTGCGCCGTATGGCCCGGTAAGGCACAGAATATCCTTTGCCTCGCTGCCTGCAATGCGCCAGAAGCACCACGCTACAAAGCTTGTGCACCATTCATAGCCGTTCTTCGGCGTGTTCCAGAATTTCGCCTTGTCAAGCTCGGCCTGAAACATCGTGAAGTTGCCCCGTCCGGCATTATCCTCAAAACTGTATAAGTCCTTGTCCGATGCCTTTTCCTTATAGCCTATGTACTTTGCAGCTAACATGAGCACCTGTTTCGGGGTAATGTTCATCCTGCATCCTCCCACGCGCTCGGCAGCGCCGACGCATCGTGTACAACATTATCCTGCAAGCACCTGTGTACCTTGCCGGAAGCGTCCTTGTAGCATTCGCCGGTCATGTACATGCCGCTCGTTCCGAGAGGGGCTACCCATGCTTTAGCCTTTGCAGGGTCTTTCGTGTGGCACAGCCCCCACAGAGCGCGAAGCGTTGACGGTCGGCCCTGATAATTCGCGGCGTTGTACGGTTGCATAAGCTTCCACACCTGACCCTCATCGGCTACCGGCGTTCCCACCGGACATGCGCTGTAATCCTTCTGCGCGTCGAAATCGGGCACTTTGCTTTCTTCCGCGATTATCGCCGTGCCGTCCATCGTGCTTGCGCGTCCGCGCAGATTGAGCGCATCGTCCGCGCCCTTTTCCTTCATTTTTGCGATCGCTTCATCTTTCGTCATATGCTGTTAACCCCCTCTCTGTAGGCTGCGTCGAGTGCCGCCGGAGTTATTGCGTCTGCAATTTCGGCCTTCATATCCTGCACCGTACTCGCGCGATCGTTAACTTCAAGTATTCTGCCGGTCTGTAGCCACGCAGCGAGATTATTTTCAATCTCCTGCTGTAGCCCATCGCGCTGCTTAACGTGAAAGACATACTCGTCATATTCGTACAGCGGTGCAGCGTTTTCATCATCCGTCGGGGTAATGTCCTTGACGTTTTCGCGCACCCTGACTTCAACGTAACCCGGCATAGGCCAGTAGCTTTCAACCGTTACGGTTGTCGGAAAACCATTTCCTTGTACTCTCATGATGCTGCCTCCTTATTGTGGTATATAGACTAAACGCGAGCCGGACTGATTTGAATATGACCCGCTAGATGTATTCAAATCGGCAGTAAACAAACCGCAAGCAGCTTTTGAACGCCACCCTCCACTTACTGAAACCGTTTTCCAACCGGACTCTGAATAGCAGCAGTCGCACATGAAAGACGATGAACCGCCTCCTTGGGTTTGGGGCAGCATAACATGTACATTGTCGCCGATATCAAGCCCTACTTGTTCAATAAATTCGCCACTCCAATTACCCACATGTTCGTAAGAAAGTAGCGAATAATCTATTGAAGTGTCATCTGCATATTTAGATGGATCATTGCATACATAATACGCGTTATCGTGCGCATTCACACCATCTACACTTTCAAACGTGTTTCCCCACAGGCCCTCAAGGCCACGCCAAACCACATCGACTTGGTCAGCGGTACCCGCTGGACGTCCCGTAAGGTTTGGTACATTGTCACAGCTGCCGGTGCGTTGCGCATCATAAAAAGCGCTAGTATTTGGAGAATCGGAATAGCCCGCTCCTATAACGGCCTGCACATCATTATTTGCGAACTCAACAAGAATTAACATTTGAATCGCAGATAATGTAGATATATCGAGGATCTGCCAACCAGTGCCTTTCGTTTTCGCCGAGCTCCTAAATGATGCTCGGCTGCGCTGCGTAGTCGGTGCTGCATTGCTTTTAGATAACTTGTCAGAAGAGGTCTTGTAAGCACCAACATAAACGCAGTCTTTTGGACTATTTGCGTGATTAAAGGCAGGGTGCAATGTAAACCCTTCCAGTTCGTTCCCAGCAATTTTTATGTATTCTATATCGCCTTCTCTGTACCGCTTATACCAAAATTTCGGTATTTTTACCATTACATCGCCGGTTGATAGCGTTTCACGTGTGATATCACTCCAAGGGTAATAATCGTCAAAATCACTTACCCCGGCAACTACGCCGATGGAGGCAGTAGCCGTAAACGATTCAGCGATATCCGTTCTCGCCCAAACCGGTGATGGTTTTGTAATATCGCGGCTGATGCCAAATATCTGAACTGCGTAAACCGCCACCTTTTTAAATTCGCCATCTGTTGAGATATCAACATTTTCAGACTTGACATTTTCACCAAGTGTTGCTGTTACAGTCCACGTCCCCTTACGCGTCACTTTGAATGAGCAATTACCAGAGGTTGCAACTGCGGTCAATGTTGTACCGCCATTCGAACACGTGCACGTAGCGCCTTTATTAGAAATAACCTGTATGATAGCGGCAAACGATGAGCCGCTGCCGGCATGATTGATAAGAGGCATTACAAATCCCTCCTTATGATAATGGTTACCGGGATATCTATTGTCGGCTTATCGCCCAGCGCGACGAGCTGAATGCTCCCTGCCGCCTGTGTGCCGCCGACTATCATCGCGCCCGACAGCGCCTCCAGCTGCGCCTGCGTAATGCCGTTATTTTCTCGCGGCAGAAGCTCGACCGCCGATGTTGCTGTGATGTTGGAGTTGCTGAGCGTGTATTTCTTCGCGGTGCTCCACCCGGATGCAGACAGCGTTGTGTTGACCTTAGTGCTGAGTCCGGCAGAGGTTAGTATCCATGTATACCCCGTCGCTTCTGCCGCCGTGCAGTACCACACGCGCTTGTTCGTTTTGTCTATGTACTGCTGACCGACCGTTCCAACAGTCGATGTCGTCGGGGGTGTGTTGCCGATGATGGGCTGAGCGTCTCCGAGAAGCTTGAGCGCTTCATTGATCGTCGGATCATCACTCGTAAGCCCCAAAGCCTTTTTCGTCTCATCGGTCAGCAGATTGGATTTTGACAGCGGCGTTCCGACAGTGTCGCAGCCATCGGGGTTTAACGCAATGTCCAGCGTTGCATTTCCGGCAAGCAGCTGTGTTCGCCATTCTGGAAAGCTCTCAGGCAGCGATGAGGGCGCTTTGAGCTTCCTCGACGTGCCATTGCCTTTGATTACGGTGTTTTTCAAATGCTCTCCTCCTATTCTCCGCAATAATACAGATTAACGTATTCAAATGCGGCAACTGTTTTGTCTATCTCGTTATACAATGACTGTTCCAGTTCGACGAGCGCCGCGTTTATGAGATAGAGCAGATATTCAATGTCATTCGCGGTCGAAAAAGTGAGATTGCGCATGCTCGTCGGTACTGTCGGCGCATCGGCTGGCAATGTAAGCTGTTCTCGCAGCTTGGTAAGGTTAGCAAGGTATGTTTCCATTGCCGCCTGCATCGGTATGTCCGTGACCGCCCAATCGGTCTTGGGACTGACCGTGATGCTTTCGGGGTCATACGGCAGAACAACGGTAACGTCATTGCCGCCGCCTCTCGCCGCGCTGTATGCCGCCACTCTCTGCGGCAGCGTCTTCATTTGCTGCGCGATATACGAAACGGCCTGTCCGACGCGGTTTAAGTCGGTGTAGTTATACGCGCCTTTCATACCGGCCATATATTCCGTTTTCTCCGCGTCTGTCAGGGCGCTGAGCCCTCCGGCGAGTATCTTTCCCTTTAGCTCGTAAACGCGGTCTACATCGGCTTGTGTGCGGTCATATATAAGGTTGTCGATCACACTCATATCAAAGCTTTCACCTTTACCTTTCCGCTCAGAGAGCCGTTGAATGTTATCTCATCAACCAGCACGAGCGCGTCCATCTCGTCGGTGTACATGGTCTGCAAGCCTATAATGTCGCCGACTTCGAGCTCGGGATTGCCGCGATACGTCGCATCGTAAGTGTTGCGCATTGTAAGATACTTTTTGACGTGCTCGGCAAGCGCGACGCACATATCGTCGTTGGTTATGAGAGGGTTTGTCTCCTTGTCGGTTTCTCCGTCCAAATTCACGGGGTAAGAAACGACCACCGAGTTTTCAGACAAAGTTTTACCTGTTATGGTCACGGTTTTAGTGCCGGAGGATAACACCAAATCGGCAGCTCTCGCATATATATCGGAAGATACAAGCGTACCGCCGGTAACCGTGATTTGTACATCCGCTGCAAGACCTGAGAACTCAATATGTAGGTTGGTCTCGGCGGTCGTTCCTTCAAATAGCACACTACTGTCGCCGTTGGCCGTGTAAGCGTATTTTGCGACGGTAACGGTCTTGAGCTGATCGATTTTTGACAGCGTTTGACTGTCTTCGGATATCGTAGTGAAGTCCAACGTATAATCCGTTTCGCGGTAATAGACCTTGCTCACTCGCGCTCGGCGATAAGGTAAACCGCCGAGAACAGTGACCTCGAACTTTGTGCAGTCAGACGCAAGCGAGCTCGTGATGACCGTCTCGGCAGACGTTATACCGCTTACGACTTTGGTATCAAGCAGCGTATCGCCGCTGTAATACTTGACCTGCACCGACGAGGGATATTCATCTATCGGCGTATCAAAGCACAGCGTGAGCACCGGTAGATCATGCGATACATCGAACTCCTTAGTAAACACCGGCGCTGTGTCGTAATCTCCGCTGCCGTCCGACATGCTCTGACTTACATAGCCGCGCCCCGACGCGTCCTCACTTTCGATAAGCACCTGTTCTTCCCCGCCGTCAAGCGCCCAACGATTGAGCTCAAGCGTGATATAGGTGTTATCCGTCTTGTTGCCTTTATCAACGCTGTTCCACTCGCTGAACCACATATGGCCGTTATCCGACCATGTACCGTTGTATATGCCGATAATCGTAACGCCGAACGGCTTAATGTGTATGATATTATCGTCATCGGTGAACAGGCGGCAGCGGCAAGCGTGGGCTATAAGCTGCAAACAATTCATGTGCGTGTCGATAGGAAGCGCGGCAGTGGTTTTCATCTGCTTCAGTGCGGGGTCTATCACCCAGGGATGCGTCCCGCGCTCGGTAAGCGTCAGGTCTGCATCCAGCAACACTTCCTCTGCCATGTCGTAAAAGGTCTTTTCGCCTAACTTGCTCTTATAAAAGCTGCCCGTTAAGCTGCCGATAAGCCCTGTGCCGGTAAACGTAGCCTGATTTTTCGAGGCTTTGGGCTTGCTGTTCAAAACGTACTTGTCGCCCTTAGTCCACTCGACATTTCCGTCCGGCAGCTCGTAGCCGAAGCTTATGGTTACCGGTGAGTTTTTGTCGACATAGGCGTACATGCCTGTAGGATTGTCAGGATCGTATTTATGCTCGTAATCCAGTATCGCAAACTGCATGGTCTCTTTCGGCAGTCTGCGACTCAAGGGGTCTACATCGTGCGACTGCTTCGTTGATACGATATCGCTGTTTGTAAACGTCTTTTCAATGCCATACATGATACGCTCCAAACGTGGGCGGCGATAAGGAAGCATATTACCAAACACGAGTTCGATCTTGTCACACGAGGCTATGCGAGCCTCAAAAGCTGCCTCGGTGTCAGTTACACTTATTGTTTTATTTTCGACCACTTCATTATTAAGATAAAACTTTGCTGTAATCTCAAGCGGCCACTCTTTAGTACGCGTATCAAAAATAAACGTAAGCCCGGCGAACGTGTGAGGGTCGGTAAACTCCCTTGTCAGCACTGCGCTTGTGGTAAACTCGCCGTTTGCATTACTTATAAGCGTAGATGTAAAGCCGTCTTGCCGCGTATTGCCCGTGTTCGATACCAGAATGATTTGAGAGCCGTCAAGCCCCCACCTGTTCAACTCCAACGTCGCATAGGTTTCTTCATAGTCATATTCGTAATCTATCGTGTCAAATTCCGAATATCCCTGTGCACCGTTGCTCTCCCACTCGCCGTCTGTTGCTGCCGCTACGTCGACGTTTGAAAACGCGACTTTCACATACGAACGGTTTCTGAGCATAGACCTCATGCTCAACTTGTAAGCATCGCTTACCTGCTTCACGGTCTACACCTCCTTAGAACGGCTCGCCGCAATCGATAAGATTGACTTTACAATTGATATAATCCAGCGGCAAGCCGGTTTTCGGGTCAAGATGAAGCGGCTCGGCTGTACGGTCCCCGGGGTACATTTTTCGCGTTGTCCAGCGGTTATTTACCATATCGGGATAGCTCACAGTCACATAAAATCGGCCAAACTCCTTCAATATAGCCGACCATTGAGCAGCGGTAAGATAACCCCATTCAAGCTTGTTTATCTTCTGCTGCTCGCGGCCTACCACCTGACCGACAACGACTGCATTTGCGTTTCGGGCTGAGTCAACAATAGTGGCGACCATTAAATTCAGCCCCCGTCGAGGCGTGGGATATGCCTTGCCGTTGATTTTTATAAAGCTGTTCATATCCTCACGCCTCCTTAATAAGCGTTTGCAAACGCACCAACATTGACCCTGCGGCCTCTGCTCTGATTGTATCGATCATAAGAATGGCCTATCGCGTCATCGCCGATATAAACGTCCATATCCTTAGACTCAACCACGTTGATAAGCGAATATATTGCAGCGATAACACCGTCATTTGCATTAGTAACACCGGCTGATATGCCCTCTACGATCTGGTCGTTGTTGGCTACCGCCGTTCTGCGTCCCATTGTGCCGACCATCTCAGCGCCGGACTCACGAGCAATAAACAACTGCCCTTCGTTCGGAAAACCGCCCTCTGCAAATCCAAGCGCACTGCCAATTGAAGATGCGGCATTTGAAAGACCGTTTGATATGGCACTACCAATACTGGACAAAGCGCTTCCTATCGCACTAACAGCACTCTGTGCCGCGGCTACAGCGCTGGCGAACGCCCCTTTTACTGCACTCACACCGGCAGAAACAATGCTTTTCATTTTGCCCACAAAGCCGATAATGGAGTCTACAACATTTGAAATATGAGTTTTTAATGCATCCCAAATACTGCAAATCATTTCTTTCATGGAATTGAATATTGAAGTCGCATTAGACTTAATTCCATTCCAAGCACCAGAAAGAAAAGACTTAACATTATTCCATACAGCACTTGTGTTAGTTTTTGTGTTATTCCATGCATTTGTGATAGCAGTATTAACACTGCCAAAAACCGAGCTCGCAGTAGATTTAATCGTATCCCACACTCCGGAAAGCGAAGACTTAATAATATCCCATTTTGATGTGGTATCAATACTGATATTATTCCATGCACCGCTAATAGTAGTTTTTAAATTTTCCCACGTAGTGCTTGCTCGCGTTTTGATGTTATCCCACGTGTTTGAAAGCGAAGTCTTAATATTGTCCCATTTAGTGGAGGTATCAGTACTGACGTTGCCCCACGCCATTGAAATAGTGGTTTTAATACCATTCCAAGTATTACTTGCTGTAGTTTTTATGCTATCCCAAGTATTGGAAAGCGAGGCTTTAATATCATCCCACTTTTCTTTTGTGTCAGTTTTGATATTTTCCCACTTTTTCTTAAATGTATCTTCTACAGATTTAAGAGTTTTTTCTACCTTTTTGGTTAAGAAATCCCAGTCTAACGCAACAGAAGTAGCCAACGACGCAGCCCCTGCCATAATAAGACCTATTCCGAGCCCTGCGCCAACGCCCGTAAGCAGCAATATAACGCCAAGCGCCAATAAAGCCCCTCCGACTATGCGTGTGATTTTGGTAATTGTTTTCCTGACCTCTTCAGGTATCTCGTTCCATTTAGGTTCAACCGAGCTTGCCATCATTAATGCACCGGTAGCCAAGAGCGCAAGGCCGATAGGTATGTTAGTACCCGAGAACGCCAAGAGCGCACCGAACGCTATAAACGCAATTGATACTGCTGCTGTTATCTCTGCAATAACGCCTTTTATATTGTCCGATAGTTTATCCCAATTCGGTACAACAGCTGTAGCCATAGTCAATGCACCAGCTGCCAAAAGCGCAAGACCTATAGGCAGGTTAATGCCCGAAAAAGCCAAAATTGCGCCAACAGTTATAAATGCTAACGATACAGCAGCGGTTATAATTGCTATTACATCCTTCACTTTTTGAGGCAACTTGTCCCAATTCATGAGCGCGTTTGTTGCAATGCCTATTGCACCAGCTGCTATGAGTGCTATGCCTAAAGGCACATTTACGCCCGATAAGGCTAACAATGCGCCAACCGCTATAAGTGCACCAAGTACAATGCCTTTAATTGTAGTCAGGGCATCTCTAATATGATCCGTGCTCTTTTTCCAATTGATAATTGCCGCAGTTACGAGCGCAGCAGCACCAATTGCCATAAGAGCAATACCTAAAGGAATGTTCGCCCCTGAAAATGTCAAGATTGCTCCCAGTGCAAGCAATGCGCCGCCAACCACACCGAGAATTAAAGCTAACGTATTTGCAATTCCGTCGGTCATGCTATTCCAATTCAGTTTAACCGCAACAACTAAACCAGCAGCGCCAGCCGCCATGAGCCCCAAGCCAAGAGGTATATTTGCACCACTAAGTGTTAGAAGCGCACCAACTACAAGTGAAGCTCCTGATATAATAATGAATAACTGCGCAAGGGCTTCCTCAATGATGCTTTTCAGTTTATCGATTTTCATTTCAATCGCATCACTGAGAAAATCATACTCAGGCAATTCAAATTCAAAGCCACCGCCACCGCCGCCGCCTGCACCGCTGCCAGAAGATGATTTGTCTTCCGGCTTGAATACATTCAGCTCGTCAAAACCGGCAGTGTACTGTTTAAGCTTTTTTGCAGCGTCGCCAGCACCTTCAAGATTGTCCTCAAGAGCGCCAGCGCCACCTGCTGCATTATCAAGGCCGGAATAATCAATGTCCGTCAACTTAAATCCGAACAAACTTGCTATAGCATTTGCTATTTCTCTTATAACTCTCAAAATAGCAATCGCCACGGGGAGTATCGCGTTGAGCATCGGGATAAAGATATCGCCTATTGCTCTCGCACACATAGTGAACTGCGCCTGCAATATTCTGAGCTGATTAGCCGGGGCTTCAAGCGAACGTGCCATATCACCCTGTGCAGTCGTTACCTGTGTCATAATGGCGTAATAACGTAGCTCGGCTTTCTCGGCCTGAGTCATTGCCGATACACTTTCATTGATACCCAGTGTATACGCCGTCTGCTGCAAACGTGCCTGAGACAGGTCATAGCCCAACCTACGTAGCGGCTCAAGTTCGCCGGAAATGCCGGACTGCAATTTTAACATTGCATCTTCAACGCTTATATTAAAGAACGAACTTATATCATAGCCTAATTGCGTCAGGTTCTTGCTCATCGTGTATGCTCGATCTGAAACAGAGCCAAAGCCCTCTAAGAGCGTGTTAAATATACCCTGATTGCGCATCCACTCGGCAGGGTCAATACCCATGACCTCAGATACAGTCTCGGCGTATTTCTTTGCTTGTTCGGCATATTTGCCCATTGATGCAGTGAAGAGGTTTAAGTCTTCCTGATATTTATTCGACTCTGTAATAGCCGAGCTTATCAAATTCGACACTGTACGCAGCGATAAAGCAACGCCGCCCAATTTGAGAAGCCCCGCCGCTTTGCCGAATTTGCCAACGCTTTTCTTGCCCTTTTCACTGGACGAGATAAGTTTTTGAATTTTCGATGGAAACGCCGAGAAACCGTTAGATACCTTTTGCATCTCATCGGCCAGTGGCTTCATAGCCGCAGCCAGCTCCGACATTTGCCGCGTGAATTTATCAAGATCAACTTTTTCAAGCTCTCCGACGACTTCGGGGAGCTTTTTTAATTGATTAATAAATGTAGTCAGTTTCGATTTTCCGAGCTCGGAAAGCGGCCTGAGACCGTCCGCGAGGCCAACAAGCTTATCTTTTGTACTTTCGTTAACACCGGCTAAAGCATCGTTTATCGCCTTTATCTGGTTAGCAATAGAAGATGATATAGTAACCTTTCCAACGCCCTTAAGCGCATTGAGCGCACCCGCCAGAGATGAAATCTTACTTGCTGCATCCGACTGACTAAAGCCCTTTAAAGCATCATTTAATTTTCTAATGCTATCAGCAGTCTTGCTAAGTCCGCCCGTGCCGCCTGATGTAGCGGTTTTCAATGCCTTGAGTGTATCTATCAGAGCTTCCAAGCCTTTGACCGTATCTTTGCTGTCATTGACTATCTCGAACTCCAAGCCCTGAATTTCTACATTATCAGCCATCCGTTACACCACCTTCTTCTTTAAATTTCTTGTTATTTGACATCATAAATGCCTGCATAAACGCTTTTGCCTTTTCGTCCTGCCTCTTTTCAACCACCTGTTTCTTGCGCGTTTCATCGTTCCTGCTAAACAGCTCATAAGGCTGATTTGCATACGGCGTAGGCTTAGTGCCTTTCTTTGCAAACGCTCGCAATATAGGAGCAACGTCAATCAATGCTTCATAAAAATAAGCTCCCTGTAACCACGCATCTTGATTTTTCAAATCCTGTTTTATCTGCGCTGCACGGCGGTAATACTTAACTAAATCGCAATCTTGCTCCCAATATTGCTCATAGGTCATACCTATAGACAAGTAATACGGAAAAAGCTCATAAAACTTATCTGTGTAAGCAAAACGGGGGATGGGGCTTCGTTCGCCTCCACCCCCCACGTTTACGGAAGAATGGCCGCTTACCAGCCAGCCTTCCAGCTCAGGTTTCCCTCATCGTTCTCCTGCTCGGGTTCGTCAAGCAGCGCCATAAGCGGCTCGTTGTACATCTCCACAAGTGCGCCTATAAGCTCGTCCTTGTGGTTCAGCTTTGCATAAATTGCGTCAATCACATCACGCTTAACAAAACGATGATGCGCAAGAAACGCACCCGCAAAAAGTGCGGGAAGAAGCGTCATAGGCTTACGCTCCATGTCAGCAGCTACAAAGCCGTTTTTCTCCATGAGCTCAATTGTCTTTCGGGTAAATTCCAGTGTATATGTAACGCCGGAAACAGGATCGTTAATAGTAAGCTGTTTTGCCATGATAAATCCTCCTTATCAATTTGGCTTGTAATCAGGTGTCAGAAAAAGCAATAGGTGTAGACGGCGCGATAGTAATAGTCATGCCCACAACTTCATTTACGCCGCCACCGACGGGATAAACAGAAAGCTCGCCGTCAAAGCTAAACTTACCGTTAGAGCCATCGGGGGTAACAGTGCCGGAAACCTCCGTACCGCCGAACCACACTGCATAGCTGACTTTCTTACCTTCAAGAGCCTTGAGCGTCTTGAAAGTGGTCATGTCATAGTTTGCAGAGAACGACAGGCCATCAAGAGACTGAATGCCTGCAATATAGGTCTGCATGTTGTCACTCAGAGTAGTGGTTTCGAGCATTTCGGGCTCGCCGCCAAGATCGGGGAACTCTTTGATATCAACAAGCTTCGACCAGGTATCGCCTGTGTCACCTTTCTTCATCAGAAAGACTTTGTATGTACTTATCGCCATGATTTACCTCCTATAAAGATTAGTACCGTCCGTTTCTGCCTTGTATCGGGCAACGAGCCGGTAAATTGTCGCATTTTCCATATTTGGAACGGGCGAAAGTGATATTCGCCTAAAATTCTTTGAATACATCAAATTATCGATGAACGTTATGATCTCGCGGCAAGCCGCTTTTTTGCCAACGCTTTTGTTGGAATAAACGTTCACCTCATACATCAGCGTCGAAAACTCAACACTACCGCTGTCCATGTGCGCCTGTGTCGTGTAATTGTCCTGCTCGACAATGCTCACATAAGGAAAATCAGGTGGAGCGTTTATATATTCACCGCTTACGATAATGCCGGAGAATTTGTTTCTAAGCGCTTTGGCTATCGGCGTGTATATCTGATTTTCAATGTCGATCATTTAAACACTTCCTTTGCCAAAGCAGTTAAGCTTGCTTCCAATTCCTTTACCGTTTCATACATCGGCATATTTGCCGGATTGCCTTGCGTAATAACAACGGTGCTGCCGTCGGGCTTTTCTCTGACGATACCGTTAGAGCCGGGTTCACCGTAATAGCCCCATGATGATTGCTTGCCGTGACCATCACCGTACTCGCCGCGAGCCATACCCAGCTCACCCGCTTGCGGATGATTGTCGGGATAAGTAACGCCTGTACCGAACTCTATAAACAGCGTTGCCGTGCCCGTAGCGACTATTGCCATAGTGTTTCTGCCTCGTTCTTCGATCTTCACCACAACATCATTCGTGCCGTCATAGATCGCAGTGCCGAACTTAGCGCTCGCCGCGTTGTAACCCATTTTCGCCAAACGCCTCAGAAACTCGTTTGAGCGCTCTTTGAGCCATACGTTGTATTCGTTCACGCTTTTTATCAGCTCCGCAATACCGGCATTAGACAGCGGTACAACAACCTTTTTCACGACACATTCACCTTTTGAATTGCATACGCAATAGCATTAAGCGATTTTGCAACGCGCTTTACAACGTAGTCATAAAGTGGAGTGCCGTCCTCACTGTATTCAGGCAGTTTGTCAACAAACAAAACCGAGTTTTCGTCAATCGGACAAGTCAGGTCGTCGGTAACGATCACCTTGTCATAACCCGCGAAATTGCCGAACTGTTCTATCTGTGCCGTGCCTGTAGCCGACGAAACATTAACTCTTAACTTAACGGCGGGTTTGTAAATCAACCTTGAGCCGCCGGTTTCGTTGCCGTATTCATCCTCAACAATTTCCTTGCGGTCATAAAGCTGATACCAAAGCGCCACTTTGTTTCGCTCTAATATCTTCATGCGTCACCTCCAAGGGTGGACGCAAAAGGCACAACATCTCTCAACAGCGCAGAAGGGATATCGGCATTGTCATAAGTGCGCGATATTCCATTTTCACTATGTGCCGTCTCCCCTTCTGCACCGCGTTTGTTGATTAGATAAACTGCGATCTCGACCTGAACATACTCATAGCGCTCAGGCATATTCTGCGTAGCAAACGTAAAGGGATATGCTTTCCTGCAAACCTTATCCCCGGCAATTTTAAGGTAAGTGGACAGAACGCTTTCATCCGTCTCGCCGGTCATAGCTTTAACCATTGCCAGTTTTTCAGTTTCCGTCATACTGTCCACCCCTTTCGTTTAAATGTTTTTATCAGCCACCGGTAGAGCCAGCGGCTTTGAAATCAGCTGCATTCGCAACAAATACGCTGCGGCTGTAAGTAGGTGCGGTAAACGAGGTCGAAATACCGGTAAACTTGCCGTGATACCACTCGGGGCCATGATCGAGGCCGATCTGGCCAAAGAGCTGGTATTTCTGACCCGCGCCGGTCTTAGCAAGCTCTTCAAGGAAGAAGTTGCCCTTGCCGGGAACGGGCTGGAACACAGGGGCAAGAACGTCGAGGTTCAGCAGCAGCGCAGTGCCGCTGGGCAGGTATTCACCGAGATACAGGTAAACAACGCCTATCGGGGTAACGACGCTCGAGAGCGCGATACCGTTGATCTCACGAGACGCAGGAACTACCGACAGGCCGTTCTGTACCGCATCAGCGTTGATCTGGAACATGGTAGTTGCGTCGCACCACAAGCACAGGCCGGTAGTGGGCGCATTCTGACCATAGATTTTCTTGACCATATCTGCGATATCCCACAGGCCGAGAGGCTTGGACGCCATTGCCTTGGTGTTGGTAGTGATAGCAGGAACGAGACCACGGGTCTTGTTGACCTTGCTGTCATCGGTAGCCTTGCTATATACGCCATTGATGAAGGTATACTCGATATCGGCATTGATCTTCATCATCTTCGCAGCAACCTGAAAATCGAGCTCGTTCATGGGGTTAGCCTGCTGGTTAGCAATATTGATGCCGCTCAGAGTGCCCATGTTCGACTGCTTTGCATAAGAGATGCCTACGCTTTCCTGAAAGATCTGAGTAACGTTCGTTTTCTGCTCACGAGTTACTACGGTTGCGTCAGGCGCAGTAAGCGACGCGGTCTCACTGATAGCAGGCTGAGCGCCGCCGCCGGAAGTGAACTCCTGACCGGTAACAAACTCAACGTGATTGGTCGTCTTTGCTCTGCCGCCTATAATCGAAGACAGCGGAGTTCGGGTGTTGCCCTTATTAAAAAGCATTCCGGAGTAGTTAAGTACCCCAAAACTTGTAGCAAAAGTATCTGCCATAATTGGTTTTCTCCTTTATTCATTCTGAATTTGCGCCTCTGCCTGAGCTTTAAGGCGCGTGTAATACGCAGCCGCCGTGAAATCTCCGGCTTTCTGCGCGTTTGAAATCTTTTCGTCGTAATTTACAGACTCGTTACCGCCCTGGCCAGGTGCAGGTCTCGGAGTCTTTTTAAGAGCATCTGCTTTAACTCTTTTCGCGTAATCATCAAGAAACTTCTGATTATTAGCAAAAACCTTTTCGCTGTTGCCCTCTGCCATTGCCTTAGCGGTTTCCTCTGCGAGCGTTTCGTCATAGCCCTGAGCAATGAACTTAGCTTTATACTCGGAAACCTTTTTGCCCTCGCGCAGCTCGTCAAGCTCTTTCTGCATCTGCGCGATATTATCGGCTTGCTCCTGCTTCTTGCGCTCGTCTTCCGAAAGAAGCTCATTGTGCTTTTTCTTCCATGAAGAAGCTTCAGAAGCAGCTTTGTCATACAGGCCTTTCTTTACCCAGCCCGTATAGTCAGGTTCAGGCGAGTTATAAGCTTCTAATGCGGAAATTTTCTGCTCGGCGGTCATATTCTCGTAACCGTCGATTTTGCTTACATCGATTTTTGCCATGATGATTACCTCCTGCATTTTTTAGTCTTCTCTGACTGTGTTTTCTGTTTTTGGTAGGGTTATCTCCCTTTCGCGTTTTAACGTCTTCTCTGACAACTAACGCCTCTCGGCGATTGATTACTTTTTGCTGCTGCCTTTCTCATGCCGACCGCCATCGGCGAGCTTTCACGGGCGCTCCGCAGAGCCCGGGGGCAACAGGAAGGAAAAGAGAATAACAAAAAAAGGAGCTACCGACATCTTTTCGATATCGATAGCCCCTAACTGGCTGTCCCTAATGCCCTATGCAATAGGCTGTTCGTATTTAGTTTTGCTTTTGATCTCCCAAACGCAAATTTTATTGTTCTTTACGCCAATCTCAATCCTGCTGCGTTGGCTCAGTGCCTGTTCTATCGCCGTTATCATCTCCGGCGTTAGCTGCATCGCCGCTCTCGGTTTTGTCTCCATTAGCTATTACCTCCGCAGCCTTTCTCTGCTGCTCTTCCATGTGCTCCACGCTCATTCTATATGCAAGCTGCGGATCACTGAACAGACCGCAGTGTGTAAATGCCAGCACAGGCGCGATTTTAGGATTAGCGAGCATCATAGTCAATACGTTCGCTTTTTCGGTAATGTTCTCGTAATTTCGCCTTGTAAAGCGGATTTCGAGGTTTGAAAGCTTCAGGCTCAAATCGCTCAGATCGCGGCAAATGTGCAGCAGCAGCTTAAGAAACTCTTTCTCTGCTTTTTTAAACACAAGCTCCGTGTCTTTGGCTCTCGCCTCAGCGGATGACCAGCCGTCACGCATAATAACAGCTGAGCCGGTGTCCGAAGTCGAAGAACCGCCGTTCCTGTTCGGCATGCCGCAAATCGTCAGCACAGTGTTATACATACTGTCGACAAGCGTCTGAGTTTGCGTTTGATTCATCTCGGAAGTAAGATATTCAATTTCTGCTTTGAACTGAGGATCAATGTCCTTGAATTTGATCGCACCCTCATTACGCAGCTTTGAAAAATCGTCACTTGAAATATCAACATTATGGAAAAGCATAAGCGCCTGAACAAACTGCTCAACACCGTCAATACGGTTGCTTTCGGTCGTATTTATAGCATCCAAAAGCGGCAGCACGATTTCAAAAGCGCCGAGCCTTGCAGCGTTCGCAGGGTATTCAATGATCGGAATACCAAGTATCTGATCTTCGCTGCGCGTGATAGTAGACAGATTCTCTATCTCATAATAATGATCTCGCGTGTAACAAGAACAAACAAGCGTTCCGTCCTCGCGGAGTATATACTTTACGCCCAACAGCGCTGGGTTGCCAAGTTCACTTGAATAGACCACAAAAGCAAAACGCGGGTCAAGTGTAAATATCTCAAACGGCGCTTCATCTTCCTCTATGTTCACATTCGCATCAGGCAGAATCATCCGATAAGACGTGCCACAAATATGAAACCAGTCCGCAAGCTCTTTGTCCTTAGCGGCCTTGTCCTCAGATATCACATAGCTGTTAAGCTTCAGTACCTTAGACGCAATGCTCTCATCATCGCCGCGGCTGACATACTGCACAGGCTCGCCCATAAGATAACCGACCTTAAACGACACGATCTCATTAGCTCGATTCTCCACGATCTTGTTGCAAATCTCCGGTCTTACGTCCTTGACCCTATGAATAATCGGCTGATCTCCGCAATAATAGCGATAAAGATAGTCAATATCCGCGCTATTCTGTAGGTGCACAAATAGTGCTTTTTTAAGAACATCAACTATATTTTTTGCATTGATCTCAGCGACATCCGTGTATATAACACGCCGCCCAAACAACATACGTCCCGCTATTTGTGACACCTCCTTTACTAATTCCTACATTATTATATATTTAATTCTGTGTCAAGTAAAACTATCATACTTTGAATTATTTCTATTATTTGTTATTTCGCGCATTAGCAAGGCCGCTTAAACACTTCTACTTTAGCGCCGCTTAAGCTCTGAGCGAATTCCGCAAACATAGCCATTCCGTCAGGTACATCGTCGTGCTTGTTTTTACCAGCTACGGTGTACGAGCAAAGCATATCCATCATCCGACCGTAGTCCGAGTTTCGCTTATATTTGCTTTCGTCCAAAAACAAGCAGTGCTCTTTGACCCACGCTGAATTTACAATGATTTTTGTTTCCTTATTCGCCGTTGTAAATTTCGTTGTAATGTTGGTAATGCCGCCAAGCCTTTTAACCTCGCCTTGAATTTTCTCCGCCACACGTCGACCAGCCGAGTTGCTTTCAAAACGGCACATATTGACCTTGTCTCGCACAAGAATATCCGCGAGGCGAATATCTACAGTGTCAGGCAAGCCGTTATCGCAGATACAATCGCCGATATAATAATCCTGCCCATACACATAGCCAACAGGCAAAAACGCATAGTCAGCGCCTTTATCCTTAGTATCACATACGCCGATAACAGCGTCCGGCTCCTGCGTGGGCAGTTCAAAGAAACGCCGCAGCTCATCAGGATGATAAATAAGTCCTTCCCTCTCTATCGGCTGGTTCATGTACAGCGCTTTCCAGCTGACAGAGTCCATAATGTCCCGCTGCTCACGATAAAACTTTGTAGTAAACCCTACGCCGTAATCGTAATCAAAATTGCTCTCGTCGTTCTCGTTCATAGCGGGAAAGCGAATGAATTTCGCGCGAGGGTTATTCTCATACTCCCGTTCCAAGCGGCCTATAACATCATGTACGCTCCACCGAGTAGCGATATGAAGCTCTTTGCATTTATCGCCGATCTTACGCTGCCGCAAGTCAGTAGTATACGTCTCCCACAGCTTGTCAAGCCGCTCCTTAGAGAGTGCGACTTCAATACCCGACACCAAGTCATCACAGTAAAGCAAATTCGCAGCGCGGTACAAACCGGCGTTTCCTGTGCCTATAGAGGTAAACTCCAGCGTCTCAAAACGCTGGCACTTATCAAGATCGATGCGGCAATCCTTAGCGTTTGTGTTGCTGACCTGAACGGCGGGAAATACATCATGCCAAAGATATTCGCCCTGCGCGTCGAACAGCCTCAAGCACTCATCATACACGCCGCGTACAAACGAGTTGGAGTGACTGCCGGTAAGGTTCGGATGATTCGGATCCCGCCCGGCTATCCACGTAAGCAGGAAGATTGCAAGCGTGGTCTTGCCGACACCAGGGGGTAAGCTCACGGCCAGTAGGTCGAGCTCATCGTCACCGCAAAGCGCCTGTAAAGCGTCAACCACAGGTTTCAGCTGCTTCTTTCGCGGCTGATAAAAGCGCTTATCCGCTTGCCTGTCAAGCTCCATATACGTCAAATAGCTGTCGAAATCGTGCGGTGCTTCAAACAGCAGGCACTTACGCCACTGCTCATAAAACGACGCTTTATCTGCGCTCACACGCAGCTGCGCAGCGCACTTTGCCTTTAGCGCCTTGTTAGCAGCGTGAGCCGCTGCGAAATCCTCAGCTTCCCATGCGCGACAAAGCGAGAAAAGATCCCCGTAAGCTCCCTTATCATCAGGTTTCTTATCAATCGCGGCATTTATAGAGCTCGCAAGCTTTTCGTAATTCATTCTAAGCACCCCAATTCTTGATACACTTTAAATATCTTCGGGAATTGAATAGCTATCCAATCAACCATTTCTTCGTTCTTAGCCCATGATTGATCTGACGCAGCAGCATTCCACTGTAAGCCACTTTCGTTTAAGAATGCATGGATTATCTCGTGACGCAAAGTGCAAGCCTCCGAGCTCTTACGCACTTCCTCCCTTTCGTCTTTCCAATCCTCAACCGTAGCCAAATCAAGAATGTAAATCTTACGATCACTGGCACAGCATAACCCACCGTAATGCATCCTTTCCATATATTCATTTTCGCCTGATTTCACCCGATAAACAGCGTACTTCGAGTCCAAAATATCGACCTTACGAATTAGTTTCATAAGCACCTCCGCCAAATAAAAAAGAGGCTACCCCTTTCGAGATAGCCCCTTAGCTGTCACCCTTGCCTTTGCAAGAGCCTACTTTATAAAATTCTCGGTATCACATACGCTAACAGCAGTGCGATACATATTATCACCAGCATATAACCGATGAGATTGAAAAAATATTTCATTGCTTATTCATCCTTTAAGATTGCTTCGTGCTTATACCTTTCTTTCATGCGTTGCTCCCATTCTTGCGGGGGATACCCATTTCGTCTTCATACTCCCACATTCTACGGTAAAAAGTATTCCGACTAACACACAGCCGTTTAATAGCATGCGCGGTGGTGATCTCATTCTTATACCACGACGCATGAACGTCTTTCAAAAGTCCCTCATCAATAGCAATAGGCTTTCTGCCTTTATACTTCCCAGCTGCTTTTGCCGCCGCAATTCCTTCCGCTTGCCTTTGTAAAGTCTGATCACGTTCAAGCTGCGCCATAGCGCCGAACACCGTCAACATAAATTGACCCTGCGGTGTTTCTGTATCAATATTTTCTTTCTGCGAAACGAAAGCTACCTTCTTGCTCTTCAACTGTTCAATCAAGCTCAGCAAATCTTTCGTGCTTCTCGCAAATCGGCTGATGCTCTCAACAATAACAACATCGCCCTCACGCACATAGTCCAGCATAGCTTCCAGTTGAGGACGGCCAGCGCGGCTTTTCCCACTCGCCTTTTCAATATAAATTTTTTCAACGCCGAGTTCCTTCATCAAAATCTCTTGGCGAATAGTGTTCTGCTCCTCTGTCGATACACGAACATACCCAACTTTCATTATGCCCTATCTCCTTTACGTTTTGTCTATTACACAATACCATATGCAACGTTATATGTCAATACTTTTTGTGCCCAAAATTTCATAAATAAATCTCTTTTTTATTTTTTGCGATTTTTGAAATAGCGTGTAAGGCAACCTGACCTTTTTAATTTTTTCAGTATTCACAGGCGTAACCCCGGCCCCGTTGCGCGTTTCTTTTCCCCCTCCCCCCGGCTCTGCCGCCGCGCCCCAATTGGGTATGATTATATGGGCATCGTGCGCAAATACCCGCACACATTATTGTGTATATTTTATGGTCAAAATGTGTTGCAAAATACTTGACATATATTTAAATGGGCATTATAATGAGCACGTAAACAAAAAAGCGCACCCGAAGCCGTAGGAAGCAAACCGGGAGCGCGCCACACAAGGAGGCACCGCTATTATAGCACGGCCTCTGCGGAAAAATCAAGGAGGAAAGAACCATGAAGCAATATTTCAATGTAACTTTTCAGTATTCCGGAAGCGTGTATTGTGCGAATATCGCCCACGCTGAAACAGTGGCAGACGTAGAAACCCATTATAATAAATACGCATGGGTTAGCGTATCGCCCGCCGCTGATTATGAGGTAGAAGAAGCCCGCCGCCGTGGTAAGCCAATTGTTGAAGTAGACCCGCAGCCCGTGGAAGAAGCAAAAGAAGAACAAGAGGAAAAGGCAATGAAGATATTTGACAAGGTGTCCGCAGAACTGGGAGCCCGCAAGGATCGCAGCGCCTGGCAAAAGGGCGTTACTCTTTATGCCTTTGAGTTAGTGCAAAAGCTGCAAGAGCGGGCAAAGTATGAAGGGCGGAACCCTGAGCCCGGCGCAGAATGCAAGCTTTGGATGCTGAACGGGGCGGGCGACTGGAACGATTATAGCTGGGGAGGTTCTTCCCTGATCTATAACGAAGATATCGCGGAGCGCCTTTGTTGCCCGTCCGAACTCAAGAAAACCCGCAACGGCGAACGCAGGCCGAACAGCCAGGAAGAGTGGCTCGACACACAAGCAAGGGCATTGCACCAGGCTGCAAGCCGTGTATTGCGCTTGTATCGCTCTATAGTAACGGAATAAGCAGAGGAGGCATACAATGAGAAAATACACACAAAAGGAATTGCGCCAGCTTGTGCGGCTGGGTGTGGCAGAGGATTACACGAACAAGCCGAGCGAATATATTTACACGCTGCGCAGGCTTGATAAAGTGGGTTATTCTACGGGCGTTTATGGCATCAACGGCGGGCTTGTGCAGAACCCGGAAACTGGCACATTATATGCTATTATCGGGCGTTGCTCAAATCTGTTTATCTTGTTTTGAGGGGGGTATATCATGGCCAAATATGATGATATCAGCAAAATAACTGTTACTGTTACAGTAAATCACACACAACGCACTATACAAGCAAAGCGCACCGGCGACCGTTGCCCGCTATCGTACATCCAAACCGTTAGCGCAGCAGCGCTCGCCGGAACATATAGAGATGTTGCAGCTTATTTTCTCGATCTTGCCGCCGATCAGGAAAAAGACACAGCGCACACCATTAAAAAGCAAGCGGAAGCAATGCTAAACGAACACCAACCGATATTTTGAAAGGGGCTTAACAATGTACCTAATATTAACTATAATCTTTCTCCCGATATTAATTTTAATCGAATGCGTAAAATTAAATAAATGATCATATACCGTCTGGGATCTGCTCCAGGCGGTTTTCTTTTGCGCTTAGCGTTCTCTTGTGTGACCGATAACGAAAAACGGCGCAAACGGCATTGCAGCGCATTCAAACGGCGCACGCTTAGCCAGCTTGTATTATATCCCGCTCAAATCGCTTTTGATCGGGTTTTTATACTTCGTAGTGTAAACACACGCTATGCCGCAATAAAACCGCTTACGCGGCATTGTAGCGGCCTTTAGCACAAAATAGCCATTAAGGCAGCACACCGCAAACGCAAAAACCGCCAAATCCTATATTTTAAGGACCAGGCGGTTTTCTTTTTTCGGTTTTTGTCTGCGTCTTCGGCCAAAAGCTGCCGGAGCGGGAGTTTGTGTTGGCGGCGGTCTGATAGTCGCTCGATAGTCGCTGACGATTCAGCGATAGTCGGTGGCTTTTTCCCGATAGTCGAGTGAGAGTTGTTCGGCTTCGCCATCCGACTGCATCATAGTCGTGAACCCGCCATAGTCGCTCAGGAATCTACTTCATAGTCGCTGGCTGACGCGCCGATCACGTCCTCAAGATACTTTTTCTCCAAAGCCTCAGCCGGTATCTGTTCACCAAGCTGCTGGTTAGGCGTTACAACTACCTCCTGCTTGTCCTGATATCCCATATTATTCTTCATAAGGAAGATTCCTGCTACGGGATTTATCTTGCCGTTTTGCATGTAATTTTCCATTTGAGCGTTCAAAATTATATATGCTTTTTTGAGTGCGACTCTGCTTTCGGCGGCTACAAAGTCGCTTTGAATGCCGTTTATCCACTTCCACAAAGTTCTTCTGTCAATGCCAAAAGCTAATGCCAACCCAGCAACAGAGGGTTTCATATCGTCATCAGCGCAGGTTTGGAAGTAGAGAGTAACACGTTCGAGGACGTTTTCAGGTTTTTTCATGTCGACCGATGGCCAACTCCACATTTTGAGGTTGTGTTCGAGATATTTGCGGTTATCGCCGGGTTCGGCTTGCACTGTGCTGTCAGGACGTTTGTAACCGCCTGCACCTTTAGGGTGGCCGCGTCCGCGCTTGGGCGTTATTTCGGTCGTTGTTGTTTCGGTTGAAGTTTTGGTTTTAGATTTAGATTCTGCCATGTTAGTTATCACCTTCTGTTGTAGAATTGTTGGTTGGAGTGTTAAATGATGCTAAGTAAGCGCGAGTGATTGAGATTGCTTCGCTGTTATTAGCCCCAACTGCGATTAAAGCACGATAAAAGTTGAGAGCTACTTCGGCCAAAGCGCCAACAGCTTCTAAAAATTCGCGTACTTCTTTTTGCATGTTTGGTTTTTTGCTCATGACGCTGCTCCTTTCGGTATCATGTGATAGACTTCGTAATAGAGTTGGTCGGCGTTTTCGATTGTTCTGTTTTTGGCATAATTGCAACCGGCGGCCTCGATTGATTTGTAGAATTCTGCAATTTGCATGTTGCTTTGGGTATATTGCTGTTCACGATTTGAATTGATTATATAGGCGGCTATGATTTTGTTTTTGCGTTCAGCGCCTATAGCGGCAGTTATCATGCCTTTAGCGTGGAGGTCGTAGAGTTCACGAGCTTGGTAATATAGCAGCTCGTCAGCCGGTGATCGTTCGCCTTGCAAAGGCAAATTTTGAGCCGCTTGCAGGATGATATTTTTTGCAGTTATTGACAAATTGCTTATTTTGAACACCTCCGATTTTCGAATTTTGATGCGGGACACAAGGACGCATGTCCACTGGTTTCCGTATATAAGTGTTTCATTTTCTTATATGGTGTACACCATACTCTATTTTACGGAATACTCTTTATTATTATTTTCTTGTCCTACCTGTCCTAAAGAAAGAGAAAAGATAGTAGTATCAATGGCTTGAGCCGTAGGACAGGGTGTAGGACAGGAAGCGGACAAGTGGGGGTTACTTGTCCATTTTCCTGTACATATTGCACTAATTTTGTTGTTTTTGTTTGTGCAATGCGCTTAAAACGGTAACTCGCACTCGCTCGTTAAACTTGCGCTTTTCTTACGCCAGCAGCGTTGCCTGCCATAATTCGTCGTGTAAATTCTACCTATCCTTTCCCAATCTGACAGTTTAGACATGATTTGAGAAATCTCTTGAGACTCTTTCGGCGACAAGTCACATTGGAAATTACTATCAGGAAACAGGGCTTCACACTTTAACTCTTTTATGCACACTGTGTCGCCACAAGCTTTGTTATCAAGATAGCGTTCGATAACGCCGATACGCCAATCATCCTCCATTGCTTCATCCTGCGCATGCTTGTATTCGGACAGCAGAGAACGATCTGCGAAAGCTGGCATTTTGCCTTGTTCAAATTTTACACGCGCTTCTGCCCAGCATTGAATGATATAGTCGCGGCATTCCTGCTCATGATCGTGTAGGTCATAACCATTGCTATTGACTGTTACGGGGTAAAAACGGCGGTTGCCGGTCTTGTCGCGTAAGAATTGTTCGTTATTGGTCGTGCCTATAAAGATGCACCGGCGCGGAAACTCCATTGCATTAACGTCGTATGGTGGGCGATATTTGTCGCGCTGCCGTGTTATGTAGGACTTGACGGCCTCTTGCTCTTTCGTTTTGGTAAGCGCAAGCAGCTCCGCGACCTCGCATATCCACGCGCCTTCTAATTGCTCTATGGCCTTTTGACCGTCCATTTCGGTTACTTCGGAAAAATAACTATCGTTAATAGCAAGCCATTTGACAAGCGTGGATTTGCCTTCGCCCTGCTTTGCACCGATGAGTACGGGAACATCATCAAACTTGCAGCCGGGCAGATAGAGCCGGTTAATGCCACCGGCAAATATCAGGCGGCTGACCTCACGAGTGTAAGCGGTGTCTTCGACTTTCGCCCATTTAGCGAGAAAATGTATGCAACGTTCTTCTCCGTCCCATTCAAGAGTGTCAACTATGTCCTTTATCGGGTTATATTCGCGTTCCTTCCACAAAATGCGTAAAGCGTCAGAGTGTTTTTTGTCGCTGTACAGGCCGTAATTGGCTTCACAGAAATTTCGGCTTTGTGCCGCATCCGCGTCCGACCATCGGCATATTTCGCCGTTATGCGTGATCTCAGGTGAATTGCGCAGCACATTAAAACGAATGCTGCTATATTCCATTCTTCCGCGCATGATTTTAAGAAAATTGTCGATAGTCGGAACGGGTACGCCCTTGTCATTTAAGCGCAAGTTAAGGTCATTTCTATCTTGCGCCTGTGATTTTTTAAAATCAGCTTCAAGCTGCTTGTCTTTTTGACGGTACGCGCCGAGCTGACGGTTAACGACTACTTTTGCGCCAACTTCTGCCGCTCTTATCTGCATAAGCGCCTGTATGCGTTCGCGTTCTATCACGTCGGGGATATCAAACGAAACCAAAACGGAGTTTATAAGCTCGGCAGCGTCCATGTTTGCTATGGCTTCATCCGTTAATTGGTTGCAGTCAATCAGTTTCGTCATACTATCCCCCCTTATGAATATAGCATCAGCCGATAGGCCGCGCCGTCTATTTCCTTACAGGCAATGATGTAATGCTCGTCTAAAGGCTCTGTAGGGCTCTCAGGGGCATATTTGCACTTCCACTTATCAAGTGTAGCATATACCCATAAAAGGCGCTCATAGCGCTGCTGGAGCTCTTTTTCGGCTTGTTTGCATTTGTTATATTCCGTTATTGCCGCATTATAGGTTGCTGTGATCTCGCTGTCCTCGCGTAAAGTCATTTTGCGATCGGCCACTATCGGTAAGTTAAAATCGTTAATCAGCTTTCGTGTAGACTGTTCAAAATCAAGGTTGAATAATTGGCCGGTAAAATTAATAATATCGCCTGACCAGCCGCAGCCAAAGCAATGGGCGCTATGCCGGTTTTTGATTTTGAATGATGCCGTTTTCTCGGCGTGAAAAGGACATCTTGCAAAACCGGCGCGATTAAAATCAAGCCCGTAAGCTGTAGCGACAACAGCGAAATCAAGCATATCTTTTATTAATGCGCTTTTATGTTTTGCATTCACTTAGCATCATCCTTTCCAGCATTTCGCGCCCTTCACGATAAAGAATATCGTGTATCAGATTGCCGCTTGTGCGTTGATCGCAAAATATGATCTGGCAGCGGTAACGCGCCAACCACGCAAGCAGCGACGCAACAAACGCCTGCGGCTTCATCTGACTGCGATAGTTGCCGCTATAAGCATCCTCCCAGCATTGATTTTCGATAAGCAGATAGATCTTTGCGTCGGCAGCTTTGGCACGTTCAAATTCCCGTGCAAAGCGTGCACGGCCATTACAGAAGCATTGAGCTAATTCCGAAAAATCCATCTTGCGCTCTACGGCGGCGTTTAGCATCAGCCATTCGCCGCCTACAGAAAACTTCGCCGAGTAGTCGCCAAAATCGAGCTTACACCTTTCATAAAGGCAGTTCATGCTTTCCAATCGCGCTCTGAAGCGTGGTGTATCCTGTTCACGCGTATCTACCAATATCACCATGCCCCCGAGCGCTTCTTCGATTTCGCGTGGTGTCATGGGCTTTAGAACGGCAGGTCGCTATCATCATCGTCCATTGTTGTGAACGTCGCAGCCGGATAAGCGGATGTGGTATTGGTCTTTTTAAGAGGCTTGTCCTTCGGCATTTTGAAATTGCCGTCGCGCACGTCCTGCGCCGTTACCACTGCGCAGCATTCGGTTGTCCAGCCGGTATTGCCGTTATATTCCCATTCCTTATTACGGAACAGAACGCCGAGCCCCTTGCCCTTGAGTTTGGCTTCATCCCAATCCCAGTGGTAGCCGTTATTAGTTTCCTCAAGGCATGCTATAAGGTTGTTAAATGATTTCTTCTGACTGTCGAAATACTGATTGTTTTCGTTCGGGATGTTAATGCGATAGCAACCGCGCCATTTCTTATCATCGTTGATGTTTGCGCGATAGTCTGCCGCGAAAAAGCCTTTGTGTTCACCTTCAGCAACGTCGAAATCGATTTTCAGGACGCTGCCCCAATCGTAATCGATAACGCTTGCGTCCATGATCTTAGCTACATAGCCGCCTGCCGGGAGTGTTTCACGCGCTGTGGTGCGTTCTGCTTTAAAGCCGTTGTAAGATTTAATCATTGTTTACTTGTTCCTTTCTTGTTTCAATATTCAAGTGGGCAACTGACACCCACATATTTGTCAGGCTCGGCGCACACTTCGTTATTAAGCATGCACCTGTAAGTATTGCATTTGTAGAAATAGCACTGTCGGCAGTTGATGTGCGCTTTGCCGGTCGTGTCTATCGGGAAAAATACCTTGACGGTTGCCGTACCCTCTACATAACTGGGTACACCGTTTTCAAACTTAGCCATATCACAGCCCCCAGTACTCGCGAATTGTTTGATCGACGGATTTTAAATCGTTCTCGATCTCAAGCTCAAACATGCCCTCCGGCGACTTGCTTATATCGCTGCCGTCAGACTGCGTGATAAACATATGCTTACCGTCGCGGACTACACATCGCAGCACGATAGTTGCCATGCCTTCAATGCATACTTTTTCATTCAACAGTTTGCCAATTGTGCGTATTTTGGTCTCGCCGTAGTCGCTTGTGTCTTCGTGAAGGGTTATGTATACAATGACATCTTCGGGCAGCTCGTTTTTAATGAACATCAGCAGTCCCCAAAAGCTATCGGCAATGCTGTTATACAGATCGAATGAGCTTGATCCGCTTTTCGGTGCCGAGTGGCCTTGCATAAAAGCGTTAGTCATTAGATAACCGCTATCGTCAATGACTGCCGTTTTTACCGGCATCTTTTTCAGGCCGTTCATGATCTTAACAGGATTGCCGCTGACCATTGTATACTTAAATTTTTTCCGAAACGGCAAGCGTTTTGCGATAACGTTAACAAGAAAAATCTCGTCCTCGCCGAAGTTAAGTAGGCTTCGGCTTTTTCCGCTGCCGGATTTACCGTAAACAATAACGCATTCTCCCATATGGTTTATGCACCTCCCTTGCGTCCTCTGCGTTTATAACCTGTGCGCCGATAAGCTCGGCAAGTTCTTCGGTCGGCAAATCGTTGATTTCTTCTCTAAAGCAATCGGGGCACAAACGCCGACCGTTGGAAATGTACATTACATCGTCGCCGTAAAACCAGCCGTCGCATTCCTGGCATATGCAATCGGGGGCAGGAAAATCAGGCGGCTCTAATGGCCGTTCTATAGAATACATATTCACTTTACCCTCTTTCCATTGAATAATCTTGCTTTTTTCTTTCGGCGTATATAGCCGTTGATCAATACGCCGTTCGGTGCATTATGCTTTTCTAAATACGCCTTTTTCGCCGCTTTATCGGCCTTGTTATCTGCGCAATAGGTTTTGTAGCTATCGCACTTCGCGTGGCAAAACGGCGTTCTATCCGGGCAATTACGGCAGTCACTTTCCATAGCGCACAGGTTCAAAATCGTTACACCAGCCGTTACGCTTATCGCAGTCGCAAGCGCACTGATCGCAGCACCAGTCGTAATAGGTGTTTTCACCGCGGCGGCAGATTTCACGGATAGCGTTTTTATACAGCGCTATCGTATCATCAAGCACCGTTATCTGTTTACGCCGCGACCAAAGAAGCTCCAAGTACATATCTTCAACTTTAGCGATATATTCTTTGGGTTCACCGTGCAGCAATCCTAACAGCCATAGGCGGATTTTATATAGTAATCTTTTCATGTTTCCCATCCTTTCAAAATGCTATGCCTGAATGTTCGCCGCGTTCGGGCAAATCAACCATTTCAGGCCGTTTTATTTCCTGCTCCACAGCCCACGCTATATTCCACAGCGCCGCTACAAGGTGATGCGCTTCCGCGTCACCCTGTATGTACAGGCTAAGATGCCGTATGCCGCTGTCTATCAAGCTGTGTTGAGGTATGCCTCGATCTACGTTCCTTTCCCCATAGTGGATAGCACCGCGTTCACAGTGCTGTGCAAGGGCGTGTATCGCCCCCCAGGGCAGCAATTCATAGCGGCCTTTCCCTGCGGCGCTATCCCTTACCGCGCCGGTCGAAAACTCGCGGCGTTCATCTTTTTCGAATTTCACTATCCTCCCACCTTTCGCCGATATCTTCTAAAAAATGCAGAAATTCATGCGTATCTGCACAATAATATTGTTTGCCGTTAACAGTAACCGTGTAGCTGCCGTCGTGGTTACTTTTGGCTTCCCAGCCTACGTTTTTTGCCATTATCGCCTACCATACCTTTCATCGAATGGCGAGAAGTTTTCTTCGCCCACTATTTCACGGATACGACGATCAAGGACGGTTTTTGCATATACGATCTCGTCGTCGGCCTTGCTGTCTTCTACTACCAAATCAGCGATCTCGTTTGAATATCTTACAAACGCCTCGCCGAATGCCCGTGCACGGCCTGAGCCTAAGCCCAGCACTTCGTTAGCGGCCATAAACGCCGCGTCCTCCGCAAGTTGCATGCGGTTACGCCCGTAAAGCTGTAGCTGAATGTTCACTTCACGCTGCACGGCTTTTGCAAATGCCGATTGCTTACCCATGCTTAGTCACCACCTTATGGCCTACGTATTCGTCGATACTCAGTCCGAGCGCATCGGCAAGGGTTTCTATTGTATCTATCCAGCCGCCGCGTAGTGATTTGCGTTCAAGCAGACTTATCGTGGTTTGGGCTATGCCAGATATTTCGGCCAGCCGCACGATGCTTAACCCTGCATTCATTCGCGCCTTGCGCATGTAATCTCCGCGTGTCATTTTTGTCCCTTTCTTATCGTCGTTTTAACGCTTTCAACGCCGTCACGGAGTGTAGCCGTCAGCACATCGAAGTTTGCGTTTATGCAGTCCTCGTTAAGCTTCCGCGCCGTTGTCACCGTTTGACATATATCGTCAGCAGCTTCGGTTATGGTGTTCACTACTTCATCGAGCTTTTCAAGCAGTTTGATGATTGCCGCCGCCGTGTTGTCAATCGGCTCTGCTGGCGGTTTGGGCTGCGGTGCTGCTTCTGCCGCTTTGGGCGTTGCGTAGCGACACCGTACCGCCTCAATAGCCTCCGCGACCTCCTGCGGCAACTGCGTATCGAGGTATTCGCAAGCCCAGACAATTACCCCGCCGGTTGTCGCACTCCGAGAATATTCTATTAACTTGTCCCACTGCTCATTGGCAATGTGCTTTACCACAGTGTACAGTTTGTTGCAGTAGCTCCCGCTCGCGCCGACCGCAAATGCCGCCTGTTCGCCCGTTTTGCCCATCGACATAAGTGCAATTATCTTCTCGTTCGTCGCGTTAGAAATTCGTCTTGATCCCATTTTTGTCAGTCCTCCTTTTTATTTTTCCCATTCAAGCGCTTGCCCACAGTGAATGCAAAAAGCAAACGGAAAAAGCTCTCGATGCGATTGTTCGCAGCTTGGGCACTCGCAGTCATAGATTATGTAACCGTTATTGTCTATTGCAAAGTTCGTCGGCTTTTTCGGTATCCGCTTGTTAATAGCATTGATTGCTAAGTACATTGCCTTTTTGTCTGCTTTTGTGAA